GATGCCAGACGCTGGTAGAGCTCGATAATGTCTGAGGCGTTCGCCCCAACCAGTGCCTCCGCTTCATCCGGACACACGCTGTTGCCGATCAGCCGGACCTGGTCCGTCTTGTTGATGTCGCGCCACTCTTCAGCACCGGTGACCGGGTCGACGAACAAGCCGCGATCGATGATGTAGTCCATGTCGAAGCCTTGCGCAGCTTTCAGCTCTGGCGGCTGAAGCATGCGAAGGGTGATATCCACCAGCACATAGCCGCCGACCATGACGAGGTCCGCCGGGTCTTTGAAGTGCTCCGGCAGATGTTCGTGTATGAAGGCGGCGCAGCGACGGGCGCCTTCCAGCTGTTCGGGTGTCAGCGTGTCAGGCACCTGCACCACTTCGACCAGAGCAACCCTGTCCTTCGTCGGCAGGGTGTGCATCGGCTCGGTGAGCGATATGCCGTCCTTCTCGTTGCCGTAGTACTTCACCAGGTAGGCATTGACCAGGCGCTGATTGGCGCCGGATTGGCAGATGGTGGAAAGCGGCGAATCAGCGGCGCGGCCATCACCGTTGTAGAAGCCGCCATTCGCCTGCTCGAAGAAAGCAGCCGATACCGCGTGATGTCCGCTACTGGTGGCGACAACACCGAGCGGACCGACAACGTCGGCGCCGACCGAGCCTTTTCGCAAAGTCACCATGTTCGCCGCCGCCATCGCGAAGTGGCCACCCTTCACCTGTGCCACTTGAGTTCGCAACGGTTCCTGCACATCGAAGTTGCGCTGAGAGGATCCGTTGGCACACTCGGTGAGGAACGGCGCCGCTACCGGCTGCACAAGCGCGTGATGCGTGCCGCCGGCGCTGATGGTCGATAGCGCCTGGTCCACGCCGTGGGTGCTGGTGTGCGCTTCAGATGTGCCGCGCATTGGAACAATGAATGGCTTCGCGCTGGTCAGCACATGTCGCCAGCAGCCCTTGGCTACGCGGCGCATGGTGTTTACTGCCATTGGCTTGTCACGGAAGATCGTGCGGCCCAAGTTACTCCAGTCGATGCATTCTGCGGCGGTTCGCCAAGGTTGCTGCTTAGCCGTCGGCACTTTGTGGCGCGTTGGCGCTGGCCAGACTATCGGCTTGCCGTCGCTTCGGGCCACCAGGTACAGGCGCTTGCGGATGGTCGGGGTGCCTGCGTTGGCCGCGATGCGCTCCCGCCATTCGACGTTGTAGCCCAGGCCTCGCACCAGGCTTTCCGCCGGGACGTATTCGCCGATCGATTGCAGGATCTCCGGCATGTCAGGGTGATCAGCGGCGAGGCCGGTGCTGAGCGCGGCGATGAATGCCTTGAAGGTTCGGCCACGCTCGGCCTTGATCGGTTGGCCGTCTTCGTCGATCGGGCCCCAGTCGCAGAACTCTTCGACGTTCTCCAAGAACATCAGGCGGGGCCGGGTGGCGTGCGCCCAGCGAACCACCACCCAGGCGAGCCCGCGCACCCCGCGGTCTCGCGGTGCACCGCCCTTGGCCTTGCTGTGGTGGCGGCAGTCTGGCGAGGCCCAGAGAATGCCGACCGGCTGGCCGCCAGTGGCGTGGACAGGATCCACCTCAAACACGTCCGCGACATAGTGCGCCGTCTGCGGGTGGTTGGCGCGGTGCACGGCCAGGGCGATAGGGTTGTGGTTTACCGCGACATCCGGCTCCCGATATGCCCGGGCAATGCCAGTGCTGGCGCCACCACCGCCGGCGAATAGGTCAACAACCAGTTCCTTTTCAAATGGCAGGCCCATGCTTGGCTGGCGGTTGATGAACTGTGGCAATTTCTGTTGTGCGGACATAGGGGATCCTCGCCGAGTATATTCAGCGGATTCAAATAGGAGGTTTTGTGAATGGATCAGGGATTGCTCAACGACATCATTTCCACCTCGATCGGTGGCGCAGCGGGAGGAGCCGTTGCGGGCGTAGTGATAATGGCGATCCAAGGCGCCAGAAGTGCCTGGTTGGATTGCCGAGATTCAGATCGTGTTTATAAGTGGATGCAGGGAAATACTGACGAGCAAAAGAACCCATTCCGGTCGACGCGATCGATTGCCAGCCACAACAATTTGACCGAGGACAGGGTTCGATTTGTATGTAGCCACGATGACCGGATAAAGCTTTCAACTGGACGGGAAGAAGACATGTGGAGTATCCACATCCGGAAGCGCTCCGTTTCGATAAGAACCGGAAGACGCGACGAAATGTAGTGCCTCGATAGACATCTGGGAGAGTCAGGCGAAGATGTCGATCTGTGCCGCATTGCACTCGAGTTCACCATGCCGCAAGCGCGCGAGCTCTTGTTTGGCCGCGGCCACTTCACCGGTGTGGTGACCATGCTCGGTGTCGATGCTTACCGTTGAACCATCTGGTCGGCGAATCGTGCGTTCGCCGCGCGGGCCAAGCTCAACTGCGTAGCCCAGTCGCCGCCATAACCCGTTTGGGCTTTCGAATTGTGGAGCCACGATTGACTCCAGTCAGACGGCCGCGCGCTTGAGTTGTTCGGTGAGCTGGGTTGGCAAGCCACGCAAGGTCAGCGTGCCGCCGTCTTTGTCGAATTCGATTTTTGAGCCGAGCAGGTGCTGCTCGAAGCTGATAGACAGGCCCTCGGCGCGACCGGTGAAACGCCTGAATTTGTTCAGGGTTTTCTTGTCGGCAGGGATGGTGGCCGACAGGCCGTAGTCCTTGTCGCGGATGAAGTCGGCGAACATCTTCGGCTGGTCTTCATCGATCAGCTCTGACAACTCGTCGATGGTTATTGGCTCGCCCAGCTTGGCCTGGGCCATGGAGTAACTGACCAAGGCGTGAATCTTCTCGCGGGTCGACTCTTCCCCCAGGTCTTCGCTTTCCACGAAGTCGCTGAACGCCTTGAGCAGGGTGCGGGTTTCGCCCGGGCCGTCGACACCTTCCTGACAGCCTATGAAGTCGCGGAAGTAATCGTTTGCTTTGCGCCCATTCTTGCCCTTGATGAACGATATGTACTGCCGTGACGCGGGATTGCTCTTCCACTCGCTAAGGTTGATTCGGGCCGCCAGGTGAATGTGATCCATATCCAGGCGCCGGACGGGTAGCAGCGTGAGCGCGTCGGTCATGACAACCGCTTCTGTATCTTGCACCATGGCAATGATCAGGTAGTCGGTCAGGCCCTGCTGGTAGTGGCAGAACAAGGCGTTGCCACCGACTGAGAGATTCGACTCTTCCATCAGCTTCACCAGGTGCTCAACGGCGTTGTCGCTGAAGGAAACGAATCCTTCGCTGCCGGCCAGGTACTTGCCGAGCCATCCACTGAACGGGTAGGCACCTGATTCGGCGTGAAAGAAACCCCAGGCCTTGCCGGCCTTAGCGTTGTAGCTTTCGTTGAACTGGTGCGTCAGGTCGTCCCGAGCCTGGCTCTCGACCAGCTCTGCGTCGCTGCGATGCAGAATTGCAGGGCTACCGTCGGGCTTCTTGTCGATCTTGTGGATAACGCTGTGAAGAACGGGCATTGCGAGTACCTCGGGTAGGCGCCGCCCTCCGTGACCGGATGCGGCATGGTGGCAATTTGGTTTGGGATGGGGTATTACGGTGTGTCCGGCATGGGGCCGGGTTAAGGAGATAATTGTGAAACCGGAAGTTTTCATCAGGGAGTTTGCTAAAGAAGACGTTCCTGAATATCCGTGCCCTTCTTGCGGAAAATCGAAGTTATCAAAAAAAGCTTTTGTATCTGACTCAAACGCTGCGACTAAAAGGAATGACGGCTCAGAGGACTGGGAGCCAGACTGGGATGAGTACGTTTTCAGTCTTACCTTAGAGTGCAAGGAGTGCCTCGAGACTGTTCTCGTCAGTGGTGACGGTTATGTCGACGAGGAAATCGATGTTGACGAGCATGAAAACTGGTCTAGGCAGTGGGTTGTAAAGTACCGGCCGAAGTATTTCTTCCCGGCTCTGCGCTTCATCGAATACCCTCAAGCTACCCCGCGAGAGGTGAAGCAGAGCGTCGACTCCGCGGCTGCGCTGTTCTACGCCCATCCTGGAGCATCATGCAATTCTCTGCGCATGGCCGCAGAGGAGGTGCTGACTTCACTTGGCGTCGCCGAGGCTCGAGTAGGTGAATTCGTTTCATTGGCGAGCCGTATCAAGAGCCTTCCAGAAGATTCCGCTGAGAGGAATCTCTTGGACGCTATTCGTTGGCAGGGTAATGATGGAAGTCATTCGAAATCGATCATTACTCATGCGGATGCTGAGGACACCTTCAATTTGATGAACCTTCTAATCGAAGAGGTCTACAGCGACCGGAAGCGGAAGATTCAAGAGCTAGCCAAGGCCATTAATGAGCACAAAGGCCCGGTTAGATTGCGTGGTTTTAAAGACTGACTATCAATCGCGCTGGATTGGGCCGACTACTTCATCCCCCGGATCCTGCTGGATCATCAGCAGGCTCTTCCGGTGAAAAGCCTGCGACACGTTTTGGGATACCTCAATAACGTGTCGTGGGGGCTCAAGCAGGGGCGGGGCCCCGCCAGGGCCCAAGCCGTGCAGGTGGTGAATCATCAGCGTGATGGCCTCGCCTTGTTCCTCAATTCCACTCCAGGCCATCAGCTCAGCCAGGGCCTGGCGGGTGCCAGCCATGCAATGCAGCCGGATTTCTTCCTCTCCGCGAGCCTTTCGCCTTGCAGCCGTCTTTGCTGATCGATCTTTCTGCGCGACAGCCATGGGATACCTCTTCGATGCCGCTGGCCGGCAATGCCAGCCAGGCTTGTCGTTTGCGTTGTTGCACGCGTGCCATCCTGCGCATCAGGCTGATGCCGGGAAGTCGAGTGAGTAATCGGCGATCAGCCGGCGGCATAGTGTTTCGCTGATGCCGAGGTGCTTGCTGGCCTTGTACCGCGTCATGCCGGCCGCTTTGCACTCCACCAGTTGAGCGGCCAATTCGGCTTTTTCGTCGTCGTTGATGAGTCGCCCGCGCTTGCTCTTTGGCGCCTCGATGTTCCGATAGCCGTAGGCCGGCTTCGGGATTTGATCGACACCAGGGCTGTCCTTGCCGAGGCCTGTTGGGATCAGTTGCGCCTGACCCCCGGATGCAAAGAAGGCAGCTTTCGCCGCCTCCAGTCCACATTGCCGCTTTGCGGCTTCTTCAATTGCTTGGTCCATGTCACGCACCGTTTAAATGGTGGAGGGGGGCGAAGGGGATGTCGTCGTCGAAGCTGTCGGGCGGGGCGGCCTGCTGGTTTTGCGCTGGCCGGGCTGCCGCTTGTTGCCGGGGTTGCTGTGGCCTGGACTGCTGCTGCGGTTGATTGGCTGCCTGAGGCGGTGAGCCGACGAACTTGATCAAGATGATCTTGCCCGTCAGCTTGAAGCCCTCAACGCCGCCAGTCTTGGCGTACGTTTCGATGTGGGCGTCGTCCATGGTGAAGTAGACCTGCTGGCCCTTGAGCAGGTAGGGCGCCATGGCTTCGGCCTGCTTCCCCCAGAGGGTGGCATCGACCCACTGAGTCGGCCGCTTGCCATCTTGGCCCTTTCGACCGTAGTCGCACGCCAGGGCCAGGTTAACCACGGCATCGCCGCCCGGGGTGTAGCGCAGTTCAGCGTCACGGCCAATGCGGCCGACGTCGGTAAGTGTTGGCATGGAATGTCCTTAAGCGGCGATGCCGAGTACGCGGTTCATGCGCTCGTCGAGGATTTCGTAGAAGGTTTTGACGCGTTCGCTCATCTTGCGAATCATCACTTCGTCACGGTAGGCACGCTTCACGAACAGCTTCATGCCCGGCCAGTAGCTGACGAAGTCGATCCACTCGCGATCCGACACCCACAAGCCGCCCTGGCACTGCGCGACATGCTCCTTGGGGATATCGCCGGACAGGATCACTTCCACCTGAAACTTCGGCAGCTTGGTCTTGATCTCGCACAGGCCGTCCTCGCTGATCAGCGAGTCTGGCGAGTAGCCAATCCCGTGATTCAGGATGATGCCGACCTGCTCGGTGGTGACATCCAGTTGCGACTGGTACAGGCCGCGGGCGATGCCCTCGTATTCATGGCCGCGCTCGGTGTGGCGGTTACCCTGGAACGGATCGGCAGCTTCACCGGTGATGCGCTCGCCGATCAGCGTGTTCATGTAGGTGAAGGCGCCGGCGCCGAAACCTGCCTCACCCTTGCCGTTGACCAGCAGGGTGTCCAGCTCGGAGCAGGTGACGATGCCCAGGCGCAGATCCAGCCACTCTTGAGTCCCTTGCTCAACGTTACTGATGATTTTCATCGTCTTTCCCTTCGGTGGTTTTGCTGTTTTGGGTGGCTGACTTGGTGAGCATGGCCAGCACCTGGTCAAACATGGTTTTTTCAACGGAGGTCGGCGTGCCGTGGATGCCGGCGAAAGCGGACTTCGCTTTGTCGCTGCACTTCTCCAGCAGCATGGCGAGCTGGGCAGCCTGGGCCGAGGTGACACGCGGGGTTATCTTGGCGGCCGGGCCGTTGCCGTCGTCGTCTTCGCCGGTAGTGGTGATGTTCAGCAGAAGGCCCGCGGTGTACCGCTTGCCGTAGCTGACACTGGAGGCCACCGCCTGCACGCCGTTTTTGCTGCCCGAGGCATCGACAGGCAGGACGATCGAGGTGATTTCCCGGTGCCCGGCGCGATGGCTCAGCACGCCTTCAACCTCGATTCCCCGCTCATTACGTGGAGTGCGGAAGGTGAGGGCAAAGCCATACTTGGCCATGACCGGCTTGATCATTTCGTTGATGTCTTCCCAGAGTGCGTAGGTGCTCTGGATCCGGCCGCTCTTGTCCTTGATGCCGCCGCGTTCGCCGATCACCGGCATTTCTTCCTGCATCTGGGCCAGCGCGTCGTCGTACTGCTGCTTGGCCTGCTGTGCCTGGAAGCGCTCATGCATCGCCATCAAGCGTTCCATCTTGTCGATGTCAGCGTCGGGGCTCATGGCCACCTGCTGGATGATCGACATGATGGTCGCCGACTCGGTTTGAATGGCCGGCACGCGCTCGACCTGGTCTTTCACTGCGAGATTACTCATGACGACCTCAATACTTGATGGAAATGGCGGGGATGAAGCCGCTGGCGATCAGCTTGACAGCCAGGCGGGCGCATTCTTCGTTCATGCCGTTGGCGATGAATGCCTCTTTCGCTGCCTTGTAGATGGCGCCTTTGTGGGCCCGATCTGCCTCGCGCAGCTTTTCTTGGCGTAGGATTTCGTCGGCCGCGGCGTTCTGGCGGGCGATCTCGTCCAGTCGAGCTTGCTCAACCGCTGCGGCCTGACGCTGTTCGGCGGCAATGCGGTCCTGCTCGGCGCGGCGAATGGACTCGACACGATCAGCCTCGGCTTGCAGCTTCTGGCGTTCGGCCTGTTCGGCGGCCAGTTTCAGCTGCAGGGCCTGATTAGCAGCGGCAGCCTCGGCCTCGCGGACTTTGCGCTCGGCGTCGCGCTGTGCCTGTGCAGCCTGATCAATCAGCGCCTGTTCACGTTTGGCGGCTGCATCGCGCTCCGCCTGGGCCTTTTCTTCGGCTTCGCGCTGGGCTTTCTCTGCTGCCTCCCGGGCGATTGCTGCTTCATGGTCGGCCTTGGCTCGCGCCTCTGCCTCAGCGCGCAGCCTGGCCAGCTCTGCTTGCTCAGCTTCGTACTGCTGGCGGGCGGCGAGGGCGGCGCGAAGCACGCTCAGCGCTTTGTCCTTGGCGCGGGCTGCTTCCGGCTCGAACTCTTCCCAGACATCGCCTAGGGCAATTGCTTCAAGCTGTGCGATTCGGTCGGCCAGGTCTTCGGCGGTGATGCCATCCAGATCCACGGCCAGCAGTCGGATATGCTCGATCGCGTCGTTGTGCTTATCGACCCGGGCATCTTCGGCGGCCTGCCACTCATTCAGCGGGCGGCGAACTTCTTCCTGCCATGAGTCCAGGGTGTCGCGAACGCGTTTGCGCTCGGCGTCGATCTTCTTCGGGACTTCCTTCAGGTCGGCGACCAGCTTCTTGCCGACGTCGTCCAGCGCTGTCTTGGTGCGGGCGACCTTGTAGGCCATTGAGGCAATCGCATCACGGCCCTTGCGGGTGCTGATGTCTGGCGTGAAGCCGTCGATCTCGGTTCGGATCTTTTGCAGCCAGGGCTCAAGGCCCTTTTCAGTGCTGTAGACGGTGAGGGCGGTTTCTTGTGGAGGCACTACGGCCAATTCGGTATTCGCGGACATGGAGAATCCTTCCGCCATGCAGGCGGTGAGTTGAATTGAGTTATTGAGTGACGCGATCAGCCAAAGCGCTGAACAGCATCCAGATGGTGAAGAAGGCGATGACGGGGAAGCTGCCGCGCCAAATGAGCAGGCGTCGGGCGCGCTGGTGACTGGTCACGGCCTTCTCCTTATCTGCGAGCACACCAGGTCATGGAGTGCCTTTCCGTTCCGACTGATTCGTTCACCGCGAAGCTGCCACTTTTTCGTGCTGGGCCAGCAGTCGATCGCTCGCCCATCAGGTAGCGTCAGGACAACATGGAAGCCGTTGTTGTGCTTCTTGTGAGTGATACCGGTGTTTCTGAGCCAAGTTTCAAAGCGAGCCATTGCCTCAGCCTTTACCCGCTTTTTGTGGCCTTCATCGTTTGGCTCGCTTCCTTCGCCGCCGCAATTTCGGCAGCAGCGTGGGTAGCCAACATCGTCCCCGATGAACTGGGAGCAGCTCAGGCAGTGACTGCCGTCCGCCACGCTATCTTCGTAAAAGCTCATCGCGACACCGCCATCGGCAACTGGGCCTGCTGATGAATCTCGCGCATTTCGGCGTACATACCCCACCAGAAGACAGTGCTCACAACGAGGAGCCAGTAGAAGGGCTTCATCAATCACCTCCCCAGTATTGAAGTGGGATGAACGTGTAGTTCATTTCGTTGTGCTCCCGGACGCGCCAGAACTCCAGGTCAATGCGCTTGAGGAGATCGCTGAACGAGTAGACGCGGGAGGCCATGACTCTCATGACAACCTCACCACCAGCATGCCGCGCCGGACCTGAACCTTGATGCGCTTTGGCAAATCTGCGACCAGAAAAAAGCCCTGACGATTCAGGGCTTCGGTCATTGCTTTGGCGTTTCTCGCGATGATGGTCATGCGGCAACTCCCTTCAGTTGGCTCACGCGCTTGGCGCGCTTTTCGTCCAGCTTGTTGCGGTACTGGTTGGCCGTGGCCTGGTCGATCAATTCGCAGAACTCGGCGAGCTCGATCATGCCCATCACGAAGGTGTGGTCCGGTACCGGTGAATGGGTGACGCCGATCTTGGCGACCTCGTACTCGATGGCCGAAATTGCTTTGATATCGCTCATGAGTCGTAGTCCTCTTCGCGCTGCTCCATGGCTAGGTCAAACCACGGCTCGACCATTTCCAGTGCGATATCCTGAAGGTCGTGAGGGCCGAGAAGCTTTTCCGCGAAGGTCTTCACGTTGCCACCCTTGATCGCAGCGATGACCAACTGGGCGAAGAGGTCTTCATCATCCTCGCCGTCGATCTGGCGCTGATTCAGCTGTTCCTGGACCTTGCCGAGGAAGTCCGCGTAGCTGATGGCCTTCGTCTGGCGGCGAGTGCGAATCACAACATCACAGCCCAGCACCAGCTGCTCGGCGGCGTTGTAGGACCAATCGTCTGCGGCCTCATCGCGTGCCGAGGTATCGACCGGGGTCATTCTGTCCCAGCGGGACTGTGCTGCTGCGAGTGCGTTCATGATGGTGCCCTCTGGCTCTGCGCTCGGTAGCGGCGCACATAGCCGTCAGTGAGGCGCTTGATGATTCGTGGGTATCGATCGGGATCGTGAAGGCGGCAGGGCAGATCACAGTGCTGCCCGGCGCCATCTTCGAAGTAGTCGCACTCACAGTGCTGGCGGAGCAGCGCGGCTGCCTCTGCTTTGCAGGCGGCGCGCAGGGTGAACCATCGGCGCCCACCGCCACGGAAGACGGCAGCATGCTCGGTCGTGACGTTCATGGTCGTCTCCAGAGTGGCGGGTTAATCGTCCGACTTGCTGCAATCGTGATCCTCGTTGCTGAACTGGTGAGCATTGGTGAACTCGCCACCCTCATACCCATCCGAACGATGCTGTCGTCGTTCCTGGTACGCGGCATGCTGGCCCGTTCGTTGCTCCTGCTTGCTGGCTTTGCAGGATTTCGAGCAGAAGCGAGCCCAGCCACGCTTTCTGTCAGCAATGCGCGCAATGAATGGGTGCTTGCACCTAGCGCAGGAAAATTCGGCTGTGGCTGCCATCTCAATCTCCAATCAGGCGATGTACCCGCCTGGCATAGTGACAACGACCTTCTTGGCAACAGGGTCGTGCATACGGCCTTTGGCGCAGTCGTGGACGTCGGGGCGGGGCTTGCGGGGTGAGGGGGTTGTGCGTTTCATGGCGGGTCACTCGATTGAGCAATAAAAAGCCCGGCGAACCGGGCTTTACCTTCCCTACGAAACGGCCGGGCCCATGAGGGGCTGGGTCGCTGGCTGTCTGTTACATGGCTGCAAATCCTCCGCGTTGAGATGAACCAGTGCAGTTTTTGCACCGGTTGGAATGATGTGCAGATGCCCGGTGCTGATCTCCGGGTTGAGAGTCATGCCGAGGTCAACGGCTTGCGCCTACCTCAATATCAGTTATTACGAGCCGGTACCGCGCGGGCATAAAATAGTACTTAGCCGGTCAGCGCTCACTCTCGGAACTGTTAGTTTTTAAACCTGCCCATCAGCCTGGGCGTGCATCTGCATCGGGGTGTGATCTTGTGGTCAATCGCCAATTCGGGGAATCCAAGGCCGCTATCCACGACGATCTTGGAAGACGGAGTTAACACCGTCCCGCTCATTTGCGTTTTAGCTGCTGAGCTGCGCTACCAGCTCTTGTCGCCATTGAGGCCGCGCCCACTGGATTGAAGATCACACTCCGATGCACTCTCCACTGCCATGGAGAGATCGGGCCATTTGCGTCTGGCAAGACGTGTACGGAGAGGGTTATTCAATGACGGCGATAACACGCTTGATGCCCATCGCAAACGATTCGGGGCTCACCCAGTCGCCGTAGCTGTCTTTCGTCGCCCACGTGGTTCCATTTCTGTCCATCAGGCGCTTGGAGATCTGGGAAACCTCGATTTCATCGCGGTACTTGATCAGCTTGCCTTTGGTGTCGTACATGCCGATGACTTTCATCACGCTTGCTCCGTTGGCTTTCAAATGCCTCCCGGGGTGTGAGAGGCATTTGTAAAGCCAGATGGCTGGCCTGAAACAGCAGGTCGCCATCTGAACCCGGTCACGCTACTGGCGTCGGATCGGGGTTGTTGCGTCATCGGTGAGTGCCAGTTGCCCGCTGCTGATTGCAGGGCTGGCCGTCGTCTTCGTGGGTGGGCTTCGAGCTTCCTACCATGGTGTCAATCAGCATCTGTTCGCCATGGGTCACAGGTCCTTACAACATGCACGCTACAGCTCTGAATGCCCGATTGAATGGGGCAGGGTGCATGAGGTCCGGCGTTCCCAGCCGAGGCTATCGGGACCGCTAATTCTTGAAATCGGTGCTTCATCTCTCAGGCCCGGCTCGCTCACACCGGATCACGCTTCCCACATCGCTTGGGGCCTGCGTGCCACTTGGATGACAGCTTCAGGGCTGTCACACCTGATCGCAGCCGTCGCACTTGTTGTGCTGGCTGGCCTGCTATGCCTGCAGGCTCGGCGGTCTATCAATGTTAAAGAGCGGTCGGTCCTTTTCAGTCCCTGGCGCCTCGTTGTTCTGTGGCGCTGAAGCAAATATGTACCAGTGGTTCACATTGGTCAAGTACCAAAAGTACATAAATTATAAAAAGATGAACTTCGATTCGTTGTTTACGCTTTGGATTTGGTCAGGCTATGATCTTCTGCACTGGATGCATGTACAGTAATTGGAGGCTGAAATGGCGAAGGCGAAAAAACAAGAAAAGCAGGGCGAACGGCGGGAAATGAGCGGCATTGAAAGGCTTGGCCTGCGCGTCTCATCGATGATCAATCACCCTTTCGCGCAGACCCAGCGCTGGGTAACGATCCACCGTCTGGACACGGACGGGGAGAGGGAGTGGGAAGAGGTGATGGGGCTGCTTTCCGAGACGGACGGCATAGACATGACTTTCAACGACGACGAATCGGTGACGCTGAAGTGGGAGGCGAGCGCCGAGGAAGATCAGCCGGTAGAAGTGTTTGAGCCGGCGGAGGAGGCGGCGCCTTTTTGAAGGACAACAAAAAGCCCGGCTAAGGGCCGGGCTGCTGGGTTCAGAGTTAACATCAGTAGATATCTAGGCTTGGCTGTCCGTGAACCTTTTCGGCAATGTACCTTTCATACTCAGCCCTTGAATCGGAAACAGTTGCTATACCGATAATTTTGCCAATCTGCGTCCGAAGCGCCTTCACACCAATTTCTGATAGAAAACTATGGATCTTCAAACCCTTTTCACCATTTGCTTGCCTGTTGGACTTAGCAAGATCGAACACTTTTCCCTGGCTGCGTGCGAGAGGCTTATAGATGTGGTCGATTGTCAGGTATTTAAATTCCCAAGGTCGCCCGCGCTCTGGTTTTTCGAGACCATAAAGTCGATACCATTGTTCGTATAGCTCTGGGGAGAACTCCTTCTCATATTCGCGAGCCTCGTCCCGTACATACAACTTGTAGGCTTCAATTACCTCTTCTTTCGTACGATCGTAACCGGCAAGTGCATAAACCAGCCCTTGAATGCCAGCTTTGGCAGAGGCACCCAGGATTATGCGAGCCTGATTAGCAATTCTCGCGTATCTCGGCCCCAGTTCCCCACGACTGTCAGCCATGATAAGGGCTTGGCAAATATCGATCAGAAGGTCAACTTGGTACCCGTTCACCTGACCTTGAAATTGTCCTTTCGCTCCTGCATGGTCGCCTTTGAAAATCAGTGGGTTACCGATTTTTTCTAGGATATTCGCTCCTAACGCTTGGGAGATGATTTTGCCTTTCGCAAAGCGATGAAGGGCACTTCCGCCGGAGTTTTCGTTTAGAAGTATTACACCCATCCCAATTTGACTGATGACTGCGGTTTTTCCGGCGTCGTTCAGTACGTAGCAATCAACATCGATCCCGAAGGCATCCATGAAGTTGCCCTTATGACTGACTGCATACCCCCATCTAGCAGCAGCCGCTGCTTTCGCAATCGCTGAGCGCTCTAAAGGCGAAAGCGCTTTAGCGCGGGCATTTCCGCCCGCAGCCTTGGATTCGTTTTTCTCTGACATGCAAGCATCTCCTATTTGTCATGCTTGCATGGTAGGACGGGGTCATAATGAATGCAAGCACAAAAAAAGCGCCATGCTTGCAAAACTGGCGCCTTCGAGATGACTTTTGGGTTGATTACACCAGGTTCGCATTCCAGACCAGCAGCACGCGCGCCTGGATATAGGTGTCTTCGGCTCTGATAGTTTGAGGCGGATGCCGAGGGTTGTCAGAGAGCATGTTGATCTGTTCGTCACCCAGCCACTGAAGGCGCTTGATGTAGAGGTGACCTTCCCAGGAAAACATGTAGATCCCATCACCCGTGAATTCACGGATGCTGATATCAACGAGCAGGGGGTCTCGGTGCTTGATGGTCGGTGCCATTGATTGACCCCAGCCGGTCACCATCTTGAGATGGAAGTGTTCCTTGAACTCGACGCCCATCTCGCGCAGATGCTGCGGGCTGACGCGGACATCCTGCAGCATCTCGGGATAATCATGTGGGATCTGTCCGCCACCCATCGCGGCGCGAACATCGTAGTGCGCAATCCACACCTCGTCGCCGACAACGCCAGGACGGTAGTAGTCGATCTCAATCGCACCGCCGCCGTCATCTGCTTCGGCCACCTCAAGCAGCCGCCTGCGTGCGTCTTCAGAAAGTCCTTTCCCTTGCTTTGAGAGCATCTCACGCACGATATCGGCGGCAGATTTAACCTCGGCGCCAACTACATCTGCATCGGGCATGCGCGAGAGCGCCGGATCTTTTCCTGATCCGTGCTGAAGCCACTCAATCTTCACGCCGAGCGCATCCGCAATAGTCTGCATCTTCGCAGGGCCAGGCATCGTCTCGCCGTTGAGCCATTTACTCGAAGCCTTTGGGGTGACCTTGGCGATTTCAGCCAGGCGAGCGCCTGCGCCCCACTGGTCAATGCCGTGTGCGGATAACGCTTTTTTTAGCCGGGCGACGAATGCCGCGCGAATATCTTCTATCTGAACCATAGGTTCAGCATCGCATGCTCTTGCATGTACTTTCAGTTCCGACATAATATGTACTGTAAGTTCATATTTGACTCGGAGGCCTTATGCGGCCGCTCAAGAAATCGATTGATGATGCCGGTGGTGTACCTGCTGTGGCTTTGGCCTGTGGGAAGACCCCTAGAGCTATCTACAAGTGGCTTGTTGCCGACGCATTGCCGCGCACCGAGTACACAGGCGAAACCCAATACGCCAAGAAAATTGCTGAGCTGGCTGCCCTTCATGGAAAGCCGTTCGATTGCGCGTGGCTGCTTGCCGAAGCGCACCCAAAGAAATCTGCCGCCTAACCAAATTTCAACCACGCAAGGAATCGACCTATGTACACAGACCCGACCCACCTGCATGACAAGCCCACCAAGGTCCGCCTTGATGACGCTGCCGACGATTTGCTGACCGCAATGGCCAGGTATCAACGCACCCAAAAAGCCGTACTGGCCCGCGAAATTCTTGAGCGTGGACTGACCCAGATGATGGAAGAGCTTACCTCGAAGACCGATGTGGCCTGAAGTGCCTAAGGAGGACCTGTGCCCGAAACAAAAGAGCTGGAAATCCAGCTTGACGGGAGAGGACTTGCCGAACTGGAGCAACTAGCCAGACATGAAGGCATTCCACCCGAAGAGCTCGCGGCAAGAATCATCAATAAAGCGCTCGACCGCATGACACGGCCACCAAAAAGCCGAAGCAATGTCGCGTCACTGGGGCGTAAGGGCTGATAAGTCCCCGAGGGACTATTGAGGACTCGATGAAAAGAATCACCGATTTGAAGACGAAAAAAAACCGGGGCGCAATCCCGGTTTCTTTCATTGCTGTGCACAATATTCTGGGCTCGATTATGCCAACAGATTATCGGATGCACAAGCCACTTCCATCTCTTGCTCAAGAGGGGAAATGACATGGCTGGAGACTGGATAAAAATGCGCGTTGACCTGCAAACACATCCGAAAGTTTTCCGCATGGTGTCCGCATTGCAAGCGGACAGATTGCGGGTAATCGGCGGACTGCATGTGGCCTGGAGCATTTTCGACACCCACTCCGATGACGGCGTTCTGCACGGGTATACCGTCGACGCAATGGACGCCGTTATCGGGTGGCCTGGCTTCACTCAAGCCATGGTCGATGTTGAGTGGGCATCAATCACTGACGACCATTGCCTGATCATGCCTCGCTTTGAGGAACACAACGGGGCCAGCGCAAAACGCCGTGCCAACGACAGTGAACGCAAACGCAACGATAGAAAAAACAAGCCTGTCCGCAATTTGTCCGCATCGGAAGCGGACAGTTTGCGGACCAGAGAAGAGAAGAGAAGAGAAGAGGAAGATCAAAAGCCTGTCGCGTCCGCTCCGGTGAAGGTTGCAAAGTTCGACCCGTTGACGGCTAAGCCTGAAAACGTGTCCGACAAGGCTTGGGCCGACTGGTGCCAGCACCGCAAAGAAATCCGTAAGCCGCTGACCACCAAGAGCTGCGAGCAACAAGCCAAAGCCCTTGTCGGGCACAGCTGCCCCGATCAAGTCCTGTTCGCATCGATCTCCAATGGCTGGACCGGGATCTTCCCGGACAAAATCACCAGCAACGTTCACCCATTCCCAAATCGCCGCCAGACCACCGAGCCTGACTTCGACAGCAGCGCTTGGGCCGAAGGGCTTGTGGTGAGCCCATGAAGCCAGTCAACCAGGTTATGGCAAGCATGGGCAACCTGCCGGCCATTGGTGAACCCCAGCCGCAGCCAGTCACCCCGCAGACAGCGGAAGTCGTGAACGATCTGTTTCGCCGCCTGCGCGGGATCTTTCCTGCATGGCGTCAGGCGTGGCCTTCGACTGAGGCGCTGGATGCTGCCAAGGCCGAATGGATCAAGGAGTTCGCGGCCGTCGGTATCCGTTCGCTCGAGCAAATCGAGTTCGGTGTCCAGCACTGCCGCAAGCTCAAGAAGCCCTTCGCACCGAGCGTTGGCGAGTTCATCGCCATGTGTACACCCGGTCCTGAGGACTTCGGCATGCCTACCGCCGCGGATGCATGGATGGAAGCGCTGATGGGTGCCTACAGCCATGAAGCCGTGCAGATCGCTGCCAACGAAACAGGGATCTTCGATCTGCGCTCGGCCAAGCAAAGCGACAAGGGTTTGCAGGACCGCTTCAACCGCAACTACGAGATCGTCCTTCGTCGGGCCCTGGCCGGCCAGCAGCTCGACGGAAAGATCCTCACCGGCATCGGCCACGACAGCCAGAAGACTGAATTCGAACTGGCCAACGAGATCGCCGACCAACAAGCCCACGCACGAATCCTTCAGCAAGGCATCCCGGCCGACGGCAAGTCCGCCCGTGCGCTGCTGCTCGCGAAATTCGGCAAGAACAAGAATCCGGAGCTTTCCCAATGAACGATTACAGCGAACTGAAGTTATTGGCTGAGGCATTCCCGGCCGACCTGGATTGGGACAGCAACACCGAACCATTCTTTAACGGTCCTTCTGGCGAATCGTTGGGGGGCGGCGCGACTGGTTTTTACTCCGTCTACGGCAAGCCATTCCGTCTCGAAGGCGAGGACTACGACTACGACGGGCCGACCTATGTCGAGGCATGCAACGCTGATTTCGCCAAGTTCATGGTTGCTGCGCGTGATGGCGTGCTGGCCCTGATCAAAGAACTGGAATCGCACAAGCGCATGCTTCTGGCGGCTGCTTGCGACATTGGCGCGATTGGCAAAGCACTCAAGGCCGATATGAACGCTGACGGCGATGAGTTGCTTGGCATGGTCATCGACCTGAAAGCACAGAACAGCCGAATGCTGGGCTGGCTCAAGGACATCAGCAAAACATCTGGTGACAAGGGTGCCGTCCTGGGCGCGCGCCAATTGCTGAAGGAGTTCGAGCAATGAGCGACGTAGCAGATGATGCTCTCGATCTGATCGACAAGACCGTTGAACTCGGTATCGCCAAGATCCCGCGCTACACCGGCATCAGCGCCACTGAATGCGAGTGCGGCGATGAGATTCCGGAAGGCCGCCGCTTGGCGATCCCGGGCGTGAAGCTGTGCACGCCTTGCGCCGAGCGCGAAGCGCTGGTGAAGCAGGGGGTGCGGCGGCTATGACCGGCCAGGAAAACAGAAACTACTCGGTGGACGAATCTGTCCTCGCCTATTTCCAGCGCGGCGGCGGGTGCACTGCATACCTTTGCGCCAACTACATCAGCGCCACGCGGGACGAGGTGAGCAAGTCATTGCAGCGCCTGAAGCGCAAAGGCGTGATGAAAAACAACGGGGCTTACTGGGAATGGCAGGCGCCGACTCGGCAGGAGGTTGGTTATGACTGACAAGATCAGCGTGAACAGCTCCAGCAAACTCACCGAAGCCATCGGCATGCTCACCGCCATGTTCCGCGAGAAGAAGTTCGTGGTGGTGTCGCTGCGCCCTGGCAAGGACCGCACGCTCGACCAGAACGCCCTGTGGTTCGCCTTCTACAAGCGCATCGCCGAGATGACGCAAATCGGCGACGCCTCGGACGCGCGCAAGCACTGCAAGCTGCACTTCGGCGTGCAGATCCTGCTCAACGAGGATCCTGAATTCCAGGCTGCTTGGTACCGGGTCATGCGCCATCTGCCGTACGAAGAGAAGCTGGCAATGATGGGCGACTGCAAGTTGTTCGGCCCGGACGGCTTCCCGGTGACCAGCCTGTTCAACCGCGCCCAGGGCATCCAGTACACCGACCGCATTGTGGCCGACTTTACGGAGAAGGGCGTCTTCTTCGGCGACCTACTCAGCAAGGAGGCAGCATGAGCCAGTTCAAGTCGGGCGATCTGGCCCTGACCCTCACAGCTGGACTCAAGTGGCCGCCCATGACCCAGGTGGCGCTGGATGTGTTTCTGCTCAAAGGCGGCAAAGCAATCGAGCCAGATGGCGTGATATGGACTGCTCCTTTCGATGGCTGGGTTACTTATCGCGACGATGACGATAGGGCTGAGTTCTATCGGACTCAGGACCTGATGCCTCTGCGCGGAGACTTCACCCCAGAGCATCAAGAGTCGCGGGAGGTGGTTGCATGACACTCCCAGCCAAACAACCCCGACCCAAGAAATGCCGTGTCGTTGCGTGCAGGACCTCATTCGTCCCGAAGGAGAGCTTTCAGACCTGGTGCTCTCCGGACTGCGCCGTGGTGATCGCGCGCGCCAAGCAGGAGAAAAAGCGCACGGAGCTAGCCCAGGTAGAGCGCCGCGAGATCAAGGTGCGCAAAGAGGCCCTGAAAAGTCGCGGCGACTACATGCGTGACGCGCAGAGGTCGTTCAACGAGTTCATTCGCGTTCGTGACCAGCTCGCCGGGCACGCCTGCATCTCCAGCGGCCGCCCACTCGACTGGGCCGGCAACGCGGTGGATGCAGGGCACTACAGGTCCGTCGGCGCTGCACCGCACCTGCGCTTCGATGAGCGCAACTGCCACGCCCAAAGCAAGCAGGACAACCGCTATTTGTCTGGCAACGCCATCGATTACCGGATTGGCCTGATCAAGCGCATCGGCCGCGATGCGGTGGAACAGCTCGAAGCCGACCAGTCGGTGCGCAAGTACACCATCGAAGACCTCAAGGCCATCACCGCCGATTACCGCGCCAAGACCCGTGAACTCAAGAGGACCGCCGCATGATCACTATCCACAGCGACATCCTGCTCCACCTGTGGCTTGCCTTCCTTCTGGTGTCCTTCGGTGGTTGCATCGAGGCGATTCGCCGACTGCTGCGCCGGGAACTGATCGCGCGGGGGATTCGGCCATGAAGTGGTTCGGGTGTTTGGTCATTGCGTCGGTATTCGTGTTCTTCGGCTATGTGAATTCGGAGGCACAAGCCCAGTGTGAGGCTCGGGGCGGAGTGTATCTGTCGCGTGAAAATGCATGTGTCTCCGGACTGCCGGCGGTGCGCCCATGAACTGGACCCAATCCACAAAGCACTGCATCACGTCCGATGAGGGCTACCTGATCAGCAAGTACGCGCTGGAGGTCGGACACGCCTATGTCGCCCGGTCGCCTGCGCCGGCGGGGAAGATCCTGCACTCGGGTAAGGATCTGGCCAAGGCCAAGGCGGCATGTATCGACCATTTTGAATTGATCAAGGGGAAGGCAGCATGAAGGCGCACGAATTTCTCGGTAAGGCCCAGGCACTCATGCTGGAGCGCGGCGAGCAGTACGACAAGCCGGAGGGTGAGCGCAGCATGGGGGCTGCCGTCTCCGCGTTCAACACCATTACCGGGCAATTGATCAGCGAGGCAGAAGGCTGGTTGCTGCTCCAGATCCTGAAGGACGTCCGCCAATGGCAGCGACCGGAGTTCCACGCTGACTCCGCTGAGGATTGCGTGGCCTACGCGGCCCTCAAGGCCGAAGCGCTCGCAGGAGCTAAGTAATGGCCGAACGCAAAGTCACGGACGAGCAGATCGTCGAGGCGCTGAGCACAATGAGCGTGGCGAAAGCTGCAAAGCAGTTCGGCATGAACGTGCGCAGCATTGAGAAGCGCAAGGCGAACCTCGTCCGGAAGGGATGGAGCCCCGAGCACGACATGACACACCTCGTGCCGGACGGGTACCGCTTGAAAGGAACGTCGAGCTTGTACAAGGAAGGGGTGAAAGCTCCGGTACTTCAGTGGGTGAAGACCTCGGCCGACCTTGAGCGTCAGCGCGAGCTTAACGAAGCCTTCGCGAATGCCTTCATGGAGGAAGTCAGCCCGCTACCTGAAATTGCAGGGCCTATTGAGGCACTGGATACTGACATTATCCCGTGGTTCCAAATCGGGGACGCCCACGTCGGGATGCTTGCCCACTCCCATGAGGTTGGCCACAACTTCGACTTGAAGATTGCCGAGCGCGAGTTGATCGTCGCCATGCACAAACTGATTGACCGGGCGCCGAGTTGCGAGCGCTGCGTCATTCAGGATCTGGGGGACATGTCGCACTACCAGGACTTCACCGCGAAGAGTGAATCCGGCCACGACTTCGACTTCGACAGCCGCTACCCGAAGATGATCGAGGTCTGCGCGCGGATCATGCGCTCGATCGTCGACAAGGCCCTGGCCAAGTTCCAGTTCGTCGACGTGATAGTCAACCAGGGCAACCATTCGCGTTCGAACGACGTTTGGATGCGGATCTTCCTGAACCACGTCTATCAGGAGAACCCGCGGCTTCACGTTCTCGACAACTCCAGCGTGTTCATCCCATACCGCATGGGAAACACTTTCGTCATGTGCCACCACAGCGACAAGTGCAAGCCGGATCGCCTGATCGACGTGATGGCCACCGACTTCTCGGTGGACTGGGGCGAGGCGACCTACCGCTACATCGACATCGGCCATATCCACCACCGCATGCAGTCGAAGGAATCCGCCGGTGTGACGGTCGAGTCGTGGAACCAACTCGCCCCGGGCGACAAATACGCCCATGACGGCGGCTGGCGATCCCGGGCATGCCTCACCGCTGTATTGCGCTCCAAGACATACGGCGAGAAGGGCCGCATCACCATCAGCGCCGAAGAGGTGAAGGACATCATCTCGAACGCCATACCAGGTGCTGAAGCTTCGAAACGTCGCGCTGTGTATTCGGTTTAAGGGGGAAACATCATGACCTATCGCAATGTGGTATCCGCAGTGGTGCGCGCTCTGGCCGCCGAAACCATCAACTCGGCCGGCGGCTGTGACTTTGAGCCGAAGGTGCAGTGCGCCAAGCAGAAAGGGGAGATCGTCGGGAAGGAGGCTGCTTTCCTGACTGACTGCTGGGTGTTCGGCCGACTGCACAGGGGGCTGGAGACTTCGCAGTGGCGCGCGCTGGTGGCGAAGTTCTCCACGCACACCGATCGTAAGCATGCGGCCATTGCCGAGCTCACACGCGCTGTCCGCTCGCCTGCGCCTGAGCGTTTCCGCCATTGCGCCGTCGTCACCTGGGCGTTGCCGAAGCTGGCAGGCGTGGAGGGCAAGCGCTCGACGAATGTGCTGCCGGCTGGTTGGTACGAGATGGACAACTGGACGGACGAGCCGCACCCGATCAAAACCCAGGAGCGGTGGCGCCGGGACATTCGCAAGAGTCTGGAGTCAGCAGTAGATGAGGCTTTGCAGGCTGCTCAAGAAATTCTCGACCATGAATGCTTAATTGGCACAGAAGCTGCTTGACACCGATTGAGCCAATGAGCCATTATCTCTCCATCCTGTCGTACTTGCGCATGTAGGTGATGCAAGCGACAAACAGAACCCGGCAATCGAGCCGGGTTTTTTGTATCTGCCGTCTGTCCAATGGTAGGCACTCGCAACGCGCAGCCGATTCTCATGTTTAAGCGCGGAAATCCCGCGCATTAGATCGGAGAGCCAGCATCGAAATTGACGAGAGTGCACCAGGCAACAAATCCCAGCAGCGCGAAACGCGCACGACAGACAACGAAACCGGCCATGACCCGAGCTGGAACCAGTACGAAGTCCCGTTGCCGCCGGACGATGAAGCGCCTGTCGAGGGAGACATGACGGATGTGGAAGCAACAAACTCTGTATCGAGTGAGCACCCAGAAGCTGGCACGAATAGCCATGACGACAGCCCCGATACCGACCCACAGATGAACGACCAGGACGAAAATGACAAGGAGGCTCGCGACATGCCTGCGAGTGATCCTGAATCAGGTGCCTGAATCAGCTTGTATGGTTATCGATGCCCGCTCAGCGCGGGCTTTTTTACGCTTAGGAAAAACGTTTTTTGTTCGGCATAAGCGTTAGGACGATTCCTAGGGCCAACAGAAAAATGGCCGACGATACAGACTCCTTGTGCAACAGGTAGTAGAACCACAACGCGATCAGAAGCGGGCCGAGCAATTTACTGTACTTGAATACAAAGTTTCCTAGCGGAGGACTGAGCCTCCCGATCCCGTGTATCAGGTAATAGCTAACTCCGACCAACAGCAATACGACTATCACTATTCCCATACTGGCTTCCTGCGCGGTTTCAAAACGCCATCATAGCGACGTAGTCCATTGGCGGCTACCGGTGCACTTGATCGCCCCATGACAGCCCATTTTTTATTTTCCACATGCAACTGAGAGGTCGAGCGCATGGAATTCATTCATCGCCTGCTCGACAAAGCTGACTTGATCCTCGCGGGTATCGTGGGAGCGGTTGTTGCCAGCCTCTGGCACAAGGACGATCTGACGGACTGGCGGTCCTGGGTGATTTTCCTCATCACCGGTATCGCCTGTGCGTTTTACCTAACCGGGATCGTATGCACCAAGCTCGACGTGACCGACCCCAACAACGTGGCGGGCGTCGGCTTCCTCTTGGGTGCCTTTGGCGGGTCGATGATGACCGCTATCAACCGCGCCATTAAAGCCGCTGACCTTTGGGCGCTGGTTCGCTCGAAGTTCGGGGGAGGCAACCCATGAACCTTCAAACGCTGAGCACGACCTTTATCGCCATGATCGCCCTATGGGCCATGTGGTGCGTTCTGAGTCACAGGGTGAGAGACGGCATTGTCGGGAAAGTCATTTATGCGGCAATCGCGGTATCAGGGTTCGCCATCGCAACCCGAGGCGAGACGGTGTTCTTCACTCCCAGCGCGGCCGGCGTCACCTTTCATGGCGCGCTTGCCTTGGCTGGCCTGAGGCACTGGTTCGTCGCCAATCACTGGACCCGCGTCAAAGCCTGGCTGTGCCGATACCTGCACTGCGAGCAATGCCTGAACAACCCCACCAAGGCGGACAAGACATGAACCTTATTCCCCTATGGCAACAGCTCTGGAAGATGTACAGCGTTCAATTGGCTGCCTTGCTGGCTGCGCTCAACACCGCCGCTTACTTCTGGCCGGCGTTGCAGGCGCTGGTCAGCCCAGGGCTATTCGCCTCGGTGAATGCGTTGCTCGCTGCCGCTATCGCTGTTGTTCGTGCGATCCCGCAGAACCTGGACGCTCCCGCAGCCGACAAGCCTGCCGCTTAAACCAAAGGGTGCCTGGCTTCGTGCGGGCGCCACTCTCTACATCCACGGTGAACGACATGGCCAAGACTTTCCAGTTGCAGGCCTATTTGCCGTGGTGGTTCGTGCTTTACCTGAGGGCGGTGTACATCGTTGCCTGGGTGATTGGCATGGAGGCTGATGACAACAAACTCGGCCAGCAGGCCAAGAAGGCAATCCGGTTCCGCAAGATCGAGGTGAGCCCATGACGACCATCGCCTACAAAGACGGTGTGATCGCCTATGACGGCCGGATCACTCGTGGTAACCAGATCACCTACGACGACTATGACAAGTGCGTCGAGCGTGATGGAGTCCAGTTCGTCTGCTCTGGCCCTGTCGCCGACTTCGAAGGGCTCATGGAAGCCTATTTTGGTGGCGAGTCGCCCAACTGCAGTGCGACGGCCTTAGTCGTTGCTGACGGGATTGTGTGGCACGTCGCTGTCGATGCCAATACCGGATTCTGGAAGGCCCCTGCCATCAAAGATCTGCCCTATGCCCTCGGGAGCGGCGCAGAGCATGCGCTGACAGCAATGGACATGGGGGCCACCGCGTACCAAGCCGTCGAGATGGCTATGAAGCGTGATAGCTGCACCGGCGGCAAGATCAGAACGCTCACCGTGAAGGTGGAGCAGTAGAAGGAATTCAACATGGCAGCAAAGCAACCCGACTGGGAGGCTATCGAACGAGCCTACCGGGCTGGCGCGCTGTCCCTGCGTGGAATAGCTGATAAGTACGACACCAACGAAGGCACGATACGCAGCCGGGCGAAGAAGAATGGCTGGCAGCGTGACCTTACTGCGCAGGTGCGTACCGCGACCAAGGAAAAGCTTTCACGCAATACTTCACGCAACGACGTCACGCAGCGTGAAGTGCGTGATGATTCGCAGATCGTTGATGAGGCCTCCGATGAGGCAGCGTCGATTGTGTTGGCCCACCGAGCTGACCTCGGGAAGTGGCGCGAGATATCCTGTAAGCTTCGCCAAGCCCTGAGCGAGATCGAAGTAAGCGAGGAGAACCTCGGAGACTTCTCACGTGCGTTGAATGCTGGCGTTGATGCGCAGCTGAAGGTCATCAAGGGCGAGCGCCAGGCCTACAACATGGATGCTGATGCTGGCGGGAGCGATTCCGACGAACTGTCCAAACTGATGGACGATCTATCGAAGGAAGCCTGACATGAAGCCCGAGCATCTGAAGCTGCTCCGGGATAAGCGCTGGCGCCTGAACAACCTGTACTTCATCACCGACAAGCAGGGCAAAAAAGTCCGCTTCAAGATGACGGACGAGCAGATCGAGTACTTCGATGGGCTGCATACCCGCAATATCATCCTCAAGGCTCGTCAGCTCGGCTTCACCACCGAATGCTGCATCATTCAGTTGGACGCCGCGCTTTTCGAGTCGGCCAAGTGCGCGCTGATTGCCCACACCCTGAACGACGCCAAGCGCCTGTTCCGGGAAAAGGTGAAATACGCCTACGACAACCTGCCGCTTGATATCCGCAAGGCCAACCCGGCGCGCAACGACGCCTCGGGTGAGTTGGTGTTCAACAAGGGCGGCTCGATCTACGTTTCCACCTCTTTCCGGGGGGGCACGCTGCGCTACCTGCACGTCTCCGAGTTCGGGAAGATCTGCGCCAAGTTCCCGCATAAGGCCCGCGAGATCGTCACCGGCGCCTTCGAGGCGGTGGCCACCGACTGTTTCGTCACGATCGAATCGACGGCTGAGGGCAGGGCGGGCTACTTCTTCGACTACAGCCAGAGCGCCGAGAAGCAGCAACTATCCGGCGTTCCCCTTGGCCTGCTGGACTGGAAGTTTTTCTTCTTCTCCTGGTGGAAGAACAAGGACTACTGCCTCGACCCTGCCGGAGTGGTCATCCCGCAGCGCCTGACCGACTACTTCGCTGAGTTGGCAGCCAAGCACGGGGTCGTCACTAGCGACGGCCAGCGCGCTTGGTACGCGGCCAAGGAGAAGACGCTCGGCGATGACATGAAGCGGGAATACCCGTCGCTGCCTACCGAAGCCTTCCAGCAGTCGATTGAGGGTGCCTACTACGCGAAGCAGTTCGCCAAACTCTACGGCGAGCAGCGCGTCGGCGTGATACCGAAAAACGATCACCTTCCAGTGCACACGTTCTGGGACATCGGCGTGGGCGACTCCACGGCTATCTGGTTCGTCCGGATCGTCGGTGAGGAATACCACATCGTCGACTTCTACGAGAACAGCGGAGAAGGCCTGCGGCACTACATGAAGGTGTTGAAGGATCGAGGCTACACGTACGGCGAGCACTGGGGGCCGCACGACATCGACAACCGTGAGTTCGGTAGCGATGGCAAAACGCGCCGCGAGCTGGCCCGAGAGGGCTATGAGATCGACGGCACCAAATACAGCATCAAATTCAGCGTTGTGCCGAAGCTGGGCATCGACGAAGGCATCGAGCAGGCCCGGGAGATCCTGGCCCGCTGCGCCTTCGACGACTCCAAGTGCGAGAAGGGGGTTTCCGCTCTGGAAAACTATCGCAAGGAGTGGGACGACAAGCGCGGCTGCTGGAAAGACAAGCCGCTCCATGACTGGTCATCCCATGCCGCCGACGCCTTCCGTTACTTCGCCGTGGCCAAAGGCCGCCGTAAACGCACCGCCACCAGCGAACCTCTGAGAATGTGAATATGAGTGATGACCCGAGCAAGACGCTGCCGGTCGTGGATGACATGGGCGAAGACTGGGCCATCATCGACGCGCTCATGGGCGGCACGCGAGCCATGCGCAAGGCAGGCACCAAGTTTTTGCCGCAGTGGCCGAAGGAAGAGAGCGACGCCTATCAGGCCAGGCTCAAGACCTCGACGCTGTTGCCCGCCCTGAGCGAGACGGTGCAGAACATGACCGGGCGCGTATTCGCTGACCCGATCACGCTCACCGATGATGTGCCGGACCAGATCAAGGAGATGGCCGAGGACTTCGACCTTCAGGGGAACAACCTGCAGGTCTGGGCGCAGTCGCTATTCAGTGGCGGCCTGTCCCATGGTCTCTTCCATGTCCTGGTCGACCATCCGAAGTCTGAAGGCATCAAAACCAAGGCCGAAGAGAAGTCGGCAGGCGTGCGCCCCTACACGGTGATGATCAAGCCGGGCCAGGTACTCGGCTGGCGGTCAGAGAACAAGGGTGGCGAGCAGATCCTGACGCAGTTCCGGTACAAGGAGTGCGTCGAGGTCGACGACGGCGCGTTCGGTACGAAGAGCGTTGATCAGATCCGGGTGCTGGTGCCGGGTGGTTGGGCGACTTATCGTGAAACCGACGACGGCAAAGGCCAGAAGACCTGGCAGATATTCGACGAAGGCCTGACCAGTCTCACCGTCATCCCGCTGACCACGTTCTACACCAAGCGCACTGGCTTCCTGACGGCGACTCCGCCGCTCCTTGAGCTGGCGAACATGAACATCAAGCACTGGCAGTCCCAAAGCGATCAGGACAACATCCTACACGTCGCCCGGGTGCCGATGCTGGCGGTTACCGGCCTCGATGATGGGCAAACCATCACCGTCGGCGCCGGTTCGGCCACCTCGCTGCCGAAAGACTGCGACATGAAGTGGGTGGAGCACTCGGGCAAAGCCATCGAGGCGGGCCGGCAGTCGCTCATTGACCTCGTCGAGGACATGCGCCTGGCTGGAGCGAAGCTGCTCCAGAAGGAAAAACAGACCGTAAAAACCGCTTCCCAATCCGAGGAAGAGGCCGCGCAGGAGATGAGCCCGCTCCAGACCATGGCCGGACAGCTTGAGGACGCGCTTGACCAGGTGCTCCAGTTCTTCGCGCTTTGGATGAACATCGAGGACGGCGGACACGTCAAGGTCAAAGGCAACTTCGACGTCGACTTCAGCCCTGAAACGACCATGCCGTTCCTGCTGAACATGAACCTCAACGGCGTCCTATCAGATCAAAGCCTATTCGAAGAGGTCCAGCGCCGAGGCTTGCTCAGCGACGAGCTCGACTGGGAAGAAGAGTTGGTGAAAATCAAAGCTCAACCCGTCAAGCCGAGCGCTCGGCCTCTCGATCAGCAGTAACTGAACACCGAACACAGCCCTGGCATCCGCCGGGGTTTTTTTATGGGCGCGATTCCGGATGGATAGCGCCGCGCCGGGCCGGATGGCTCAACAAATGGGCGGATGCCCGGAGATGCATCAATGAAACTGAAATTGGATGACCAAGGCCACGTTGTACTGCAAGACGGCAAGCCTGTGTACGTGTACGACGATGGCAAAGAGGTCGCTTTTGACGCTCCCGGTACCGTGAACACGATTACCCGGCTGAACGCTGAAGCCAAGACCCATCGCGAAGGCAAAGAGGCTGCTGAAACGGCCTTGAAAGCGTTCGACGGGATCACGGACGGCGCCGCCGCCAAGAAAGCCCTGGAACTCGTGTCGAAGCTCGATCAGAAAAAACTGGTGGATGCCGGTGAGATCGACGTGGTGCGCAACGAAATCAGCAAGGCCTTCCAAGGCCAGGTTGATGAGTGGTCCACCAAGGCGCAGACCTTCGAAAAGCAGCTCTACGAAGAAAAGATCGGCGGTGCATTCAGCCGTTCCAAGTACATCGGCGAGAAGCTGGCAATCCCCGCAGACCTGGTCCAGTCCAAATTCGGCGCCGCCTTCAAAGTCGAGGATGGCAGAACCATCGCCTACGACCAGCACGGCCAGAAGATCTACAGCCGCACGCGTCCAGGCGAAATCGCCGACTTCGATGAAGCAATCGAAACCCTTGTTGAGCAATACCCGCACCGCGATCACATCCTGAAAGGCTCTGGCGCCAATGGCTCCGGTGCTCCGAATGGCGGTGGCAATGGCGGTAACGGCAAAAAATCCCTCTCCCGATCCCAGTTCGATGCACTTGACCCCATGGGCAAGCATGCACACGTGACTGCGGGCGGCGAAGTTACCGACTGATCCCTAGGAGCAATCCATGAGCAACACTCTCACCGGCCTTACCACCACGATCTACAACGCACTGGACGTCGTGTCGCGCGAACTGGTCGGGTTCATCCCTGCCGTATCGTCCGACATGACCTACGATCGTGCGGCTGTCGGTCAGACTGTCACCTCGCCTGTGGCGCCGGCTGCAACCGCATCCGACATCACTCCGGCCGTGACCCCGCCGAACGACGGCGACCAGACTATCGGCTCCGTGTCGATGACCATTACCAAGGCTCGCCGGGTTCCGGTGCGTTGGAACGGTGAAGAGAAGCGCGGCCTGGACAACAACGGCGCGTCGTACAACGTCATCCTGCGCGACCAACTCGCTCAAGGCATGCGTGCGCTGGTCAACGAGGTCGAGTCTGACATTGCCAGCCTCTTCACCAAGACCTCGCGCGCCTATGGCACCGCCGGCACCGTGCCTTTCGCCACCAACCTGGCAGAAGCAGCGCAGATGCGCAAAATCCTGTCGGACAACGGCGCCCCATTGAGCGACCTGCAGATGGTGCTGGACACCACCGCCGGCGCAAGCATGCGCACCCTGGGTCAACTGACCAAGGCCAACGAAGCGGCTGACACCAGCTTGCTGCGCCGCGGTGTGCTGCTCGATGTGCACGGCTTCGCCATCCGTGAATCGGCTCAGGTTAAAACCCCTGCGGTCGGTACCGGCGCTGCTGGCACCACCAACGCCGCAGGTTACGCCGTCGGCGCCACTGTCCTCACCCTGGCCTCGGCCGGTACCGGTTCGATTCTGGCTGGTGACGTGGTGACCCTGGCTGGCGACACCAACAAGTATGTGATCGCGTCCGGCGATGCTGACGTATCCAACGGCGGCACCATCACTCTGGCCGCTCCTGGTCTGCGCAAGGCGATCCCTGCCGCCGCAACCCTGATCACTGTGATCGCCGCGACCACCCGCAACATGGCGTTTGCCCGCTCGGCTCTGGCTGTGGCCACCCGCGCACCGGCTCTGCCAGAAGGCGGCGACAGCGCGTCCGATCGCATGATCATCACCGATCCGGTCAGCGGCCTCTCGTTCGAGATCTCGCTGTACAAGCAATATCGCCAGATCCAGTACGAAATCGCGCTGGCATGGGGTGTTGCTGCCGTCAAAACCGAGCACATGGCTCTTCTGCTCGGTTAATCGGATCGCCCGGGGCTTCGGCTCCGGGCTCATTTCTTTGTGGAGAAACGCATGGGCACCATTCAAGTTAAGCCGTGGGGCGAAGACCAGGGCGAGTACGTCTTGATCAACGAAGAAGACTTCGTTGAAGGCGAGCACGAGCTGTTTGCACCGAAGAAGCTGACCGCAAAAGAGCAGAAGGCTCTGGATGCAGCGAATGAAGCCGCCGCCAAGCTCGACGCAACCAAGGCCGCTCTGACCGAGAAGGGCATCACCTTCGACGAGAACGCCGACCAGGCCTCGCTGCAAGCCCTGCTGGATGCCGCTCAGTAACACGCCAAACCGGCGACAACGACAGGTAGCAGGAGCCGAACATGCTTACTGATCAGCAAAAGTCGGACGCCAGACGTTACGCCGGTTATCCGATGCAGGGTGATGTGACGCTGGATGACCGGCGCGATACCGCGTGGGGCTGGGTTGCGCCATTGATCTGGCAAACGCTGAACCACCGGCTGGAAAGCCTGCGCCCGGAGGAAGAGGTCACCATGACCTCGTTCCTGACCAAAATCGCGGGCCTTGAAACGGATGTCCTGTCCTCGACCGAGAACCTCGATACGGATCAGGCGGCCGTCTGGGTGCACAACAAGGATGAGGTGCGCGACCGCATGAACCTTTACCGGATCTGGCGCCGCGAATTGTGCGGGTTCATCGGCATCCCACCCGGTCCTTCTCTCGGCTCGGGCGGAATCAGCCTGGCAAGGGGCTGACATGGACGGCACAAAGCTCCAGGCCAAGATCTACATCGGCTACGGAAAAGCAGCCAAGCGAATCGGTTTCGACTACCAGCAATTTCGCGCTACCAGCGCCAGTAACCCGCTGTCGTCAACCGCATTGCAGACGCTGCCTGTCTCGTTCACCACCAACTTCAAGTACTCCGCGCCGAACAAATATGGCAAAGCCGATTGGCTGGGCCTGTTCGACGCCCGGGAGTTCGCCGTCGGTGACTTCCTCGTCGGCCGGCAAGGCACGTTCTTCATCGCGGCGATGCAGGACACGCTGCCTATCCTCTGCGTCCAGGCGAACCGCACGGTCGACGTGCTGCGCGTCGGCATGGACGCAGGCGTAGGCCTCGGCGGTTGGGCGGGTGAGCGCAGAGCCGCGGAAGTGCCGATCATGCAGGGCTGGCCCGCCAGCATCTTGCAGGGCACCAAGGGCGAGACGAACGAGGTGAAGCTGCCTGAGGACGTCAAAACCCCGTGGTGGGCAATCCTGATGCCGGCTTACCCGGGCGTCGTGTTCCGCACCAGCGACATCATCCGTGATGAGCTGGACCGCAAATACATGATTTCCAGCGCTGAACTGACCGACATGGGCTGGCGCATCACCGCAATGCAAGCGCAGGTGTAACGATGGCGAGCCTAACCGACGTAACGAAGCAGCTCGCAGCGCAAATCGCCGCCATTGCCTACCCGAACGGCATCGGTCAGCCGAGCGCCTCGGGCATTCCGGTGAAGGTTTATCCGGGCTGGCCGGTACCGAACGTGCTGGACGACGACCTAAAGGCAGGAATTGCCCATATCAGCATCTACCCGCACGGCAAGGACCGGAAAACCACGCGATACCTCGGCCGAGGCTGGGAGATCCTGACAACGCCAGTGCACACGGTCGTTATGACGGTCGCCGGCGCAGTGGTGACCCTGTCGGGGACGGTCAGCAAGCAGAACCTGCTGATCAACCTCAACGGCACCCACTACGTGTACGCCATGCAGGTGACGGACACGCTCACGACGGCCGCCACCGCGCTTGCCTCGATGATCCCCGGCGCCTCCAACGTAGGGCCGGTGATCACGCTCGCAGGCGCTCACAGCGTCTTCACGCGTGTTGGCGGGTTCGGTACGGCCTTCAAGGAAACAAAGCGTCAGGAGCAGGTGGTGCAGATCATCGTCTGGGCCAATTCACCAGAGGCGAGGGCCGCCGTCGCTGATCAGCTCGATTCTGTGCTGTCCGACAGCAACAACATCACCTTCACGGACGGCTCCAGCGGGATCATCACCTCCGCCGGGTCGCTGATGACTGACCACCTTCAAAAGGCTGACCTGTACCGGATCGACCTGTTCTACAGCGTCGACTACGCCACCACGCAAGTTCTGCAAGCCACCGAAGTGATCGCTCCGGTGCTGAACATCGTCAACGCCCAGTCCGGGCTTCCTGTAATCACTGTGAACCCTTGAGGCCCGACATGGACTCCGATACCCCAGATAGCCCCGTGGTTGCCCCAGCACCAAAAGCCAAAGCCGCCGCATCGCCTTACAAGCTGACCGTCAAGTTCGCCTTCGCCGACTACCAGGTTGGCCAGGCGATCACTGATGCCGACGAGGTCGCCTCGATTCTGGCCGGTGAATGCGCAGGCAACGTCCTGAAAGTCGCCAACGCCTAACAGGCGAAACCCACACACAAAAAGCCGCCCATCGAGGCGGCTTTTTCATTAGGAGGACGCCATGCCCATTTATCCGGCAGGCAGCTTGAACACGGCGGCACTCACGGCCCCGGATCTGTACATCCAGATCGTTCCACCGAAGACCCGTTTCATCAACGGCGTGGCCACGGATATCCTGGGCATCGTCGGTATCGCTGACTGGGGGCCAGTTGGCGCGTCCACGCTGATCGGCTCGCCTGGGGACGCTTCACAGAAGTTCGGCACGCAGACCGTGCGCAAGTACGACCTGTGCACCGCGATTGCCGTGTCTATACAGGGCGGTGCGTCGAACATCCGTGCCGTTCGTGTGACTGACGGCACGGACACTGCGGCTGTCGGCCTGCTGAAAGACACAGCGGCCGCTACCGGCGTCACGCTGACCGCGTTCTACACCGGCACCCTGGGCAACTCGCTGAGCGCCACGCTCTCGGCCGGCTCTGCTGCATCCAGCTGGAAGCTGGTCATCTCGCTGCCAGGTGTCGCGCCGGAGGTGTTCGACAACATCACCGGTTCTGCCGGTGCGCTGTGGGCCAACATCGTCAGTGCGGTGAACAACGGCCAATCCGGTATCCGCGGGCCATCTCAGCTCGTGATCGCGTCGGCCGGAGCAACTATTCTCGCGCCGGCCGCCACGCAGACCATCGCCTTCACCACTGGCACCTCTGGCAATACCACTATCACCGACACGGTACTGATAGGCACCGACGGTGTGACTGGCGCAACCCGCAAAGGTATGTACGCCTTGCGCGGCAGCGGTGCACAAGTGGCCAACCTGGTGGATCTCACCGACGGCACCCAATGGCCGACCATGCTGACCTACGGCCTGTCGGAAGGCTGCTACATGATCACGCAGGGCGTTGCGGGCGCCTCCTACACCACCGTCGCCACCGCGCTGACCACTGCGGGCTGTGATAGCTATGCGCTGAAGGTCATGGTCGGCGACTGGGTGTACTGGCAAGACCAGGTGAACGGCCAGCAGCGCATGATTGCTCCGGCGACGTTCGCCGCCGCCAAGATCGCCGCACTGTCACCGAACCAGAGCCCGCTGAACAAGCCGATCACCAATGCGGTATCGACGCAGCGCAATCTGGCGCAGCAGCCGTACAGCATCGCCGAGATTGGCGCGATCAACACGGCGCGCCTGGACGTGATCACCAACCCTTGCCCGGGTGGCAGCTACTTCGGCTGCCGATCCGGCCTGAACGTGTCCAGCAACGCCGCGGTGAACGGTGACAACTACACCCGGATGACGAACTTCATCGCGCTGACCATCGCGGCGAGCTTCGGCGGCACCATCGGCCGATTGCAGACCCCGGATGTTCGCCGCGAAACCAAGTCGACCATGGAGAGCTTCCTGCAGACGCTGGTCCAGCAGGGGATGATCGGCGACGTCAATGGTGGCCCGGCGTTCTCGGTCCAACTGGATGCGGCGAACAACCCCGATGCACGCGTTGCCCTGGGCTACATGCAGGCAGACGTGCAGGTCAAATACCTGTCCGTGATCCGCTACTTCCTGGTGAACCTCGAAGCGGGCCAGTCCGTCTCGATTGTTGCATCCGCCACCCCGCGCCAGTAAGCGCTGAACCACTTCCCAGCCCGGCCTAGCGCCGGGTTTTTCATTTGGAGAACGCCATGCAAGGTGGATACAACACGGGTAAGGATGTCTCGATCGACATCAACACCCCTACCGGGCCGATCCGGCTCAGCAAGATCATGAAGTTCGACTCCAAGCCGAAAGTCACCAACCAGGAAATCACGCCGCTCAACGGCCTGACCGATGAATTGATGATTCCGAAGGGCTGGACCGGCACGTTCGAGGCAGAGCGCACCGACTCCACCCTCGATGACTGGTGGGCTCAGTTCGAAAGCGACTACTACAACGGCGTGAACCAGGCGCCCGCGACCATCACTGAAACCATTCAGGAAGTCAGCGGCGGCATCACCACCTGGCGCTACACCCACGTGATCCTGAAGCTTGAGGATGCCGGCCCGAAGTCGATGTCCTTCACCGCTCGGCGCCGCCTCAAGGTTTGACCCTGTTCGCATGGCAGCCCGGCAGGGCGCGGGACTCGTCACCCCGCACGCCATGCACCTTTGACGACTCGCTGACCAGAGGATTTACCCATGACCAAAGTAACCGTACGCGAAGGCGTAGCGGCACCGGCTGTTGTCGATCAAAAGCCGCGCTTCGAGACACTCCAGGATTCGAAAGGCCGGACCATCCAGCTGCGCAAGCTCGGGCCGCTGGAACAGGGCCGGATTGTTATGGCTGTCGGCGGCGAAACGGCGGGCAACCAGACTTACATGTCGGGTTTCGCATTGCCGGCCGCGATGGTCGTCTACATCGACGACAACCCCTTCGGTTTGCCGCAGTCGCAGAAGCAGATCGATGCCGTGTTGAGCGAACTGGGCGAGGAGGGCATGACAGCGATCAATGCCCACTTCCTGGCTAAGTACGAGGCCGCAAAGGCTGAAGCCGACGCCAAAGCACTTCAGGAAGGCCTCGGCGCCGAGCAGGCCGCAGCAAAAAACTAGCAACGAACCCCGAGTTTCGCCGGGATTGTTGGTTGGTGAAAAACGGGGTT